AATGTTGCTTTGTTAGCAGAAACGTATAATGTAGATTTAATATGCATAGGTTATAATACATACAACTGGAGTCCCTCAAATTGGTATTTTAAAAGTTCAGAACCAGTTGAAAATTATTACAGGAGAGGAAATTCATATTCTAGAGTAGATTATTCTATAGTTAGAGATTACACAGATATTCCTATCGAATGGCCATTGATGAATCATAAAACTAAACATATGGGTAGGTGGCAGACATGGGAGTTGTTACCAAAAGAACTACAAAATTTAGTTTCTCACTGTCCATGTGGAAAGTGTGCTAAATGTAAATGTCGGGAATGGTATAATAAAAAGAAAAAAGAAGGATTTAGTGCAGAAGAACTTGATGATCTTATTATGAAAGAGGGCAAATACGGAAAATATTATACAAAAGAAAGTATTCCAGAAACAAGACATGATGCTTATGCAGACCAAAAATTTCCAGTATGGAAACCAAAGTTGTCCAGTTATCAAGCATTACCGCCAAAACCTCACAATAAGTAATATCCTACATAAACCAAATGTTATAAATATATAAAAAAGGATATCTTCATGGCCATACCTACAAGTAAATCAACATTCAAAGATTATTGTTTTAGGGCACTAGGTTCTGGTGTCATTGATATCAACGTATCAGACGATCAAGCAGATGATCGTATTGATGAAGCTCTTCAATATTTTGCACAGTATCATTATGACGGTATTGAGAAGATGTATCTCAAACATCTTATTACCGAAGAAGAAGTTACAAGAGCAAGGGCAAATACAACCTCAACCTCAACTGACACATCAGATAGTTCCATCACTGCATCATTTCTAGAGGGTAATAACTTTATTCCGATGCCAAGTGCTGTTGTATCAGTAATACAGGTATGGCCATTTACAGACACGGGCGGTGGTAGTAACATGTTTGACATGCGCTACCAGTTGCGTCTCAATGATTTATTTGACCTGTCTTCTACGTCTGTCATTCAATATCAGATGGCCATGGATAACTTAGATTTTCTAGAACATATTCTTGTGGGTGAAACACCAATTCGTTTTAATCAACACCAGAACCGTCTGTACATCGATGCAGATTGGGAGAACGACTTTACTGCTGGAACAGACTATATCATTGTCGAGTGTTATCGTAAACTAGACCCAGCAACTTATACAGATATTTTTGATGACATCTTCCTCAAGAGATATGCAACTGCACTAATCAAACAACAGTGGGGTGCGAACCTGTCTAAGTTTAGTGGTGTTGCGATGCTCGGTGGTGTTACCATGAATGGTGAAACAATTTACTCACAAGCACAGGAAGAGATTAACAAACTAGAAGAACAAATCGCACTCACGTTTGAGTTACCAGTAAATTACATGGTAGGATAATTATGGCAGTTAATAAACACTTCCATACAAATGGTGTGAGTGCGATTGCATCTGAACAGTCTCTATATGCTGACTTAGTTGCAGAAGCTATTCATCACAGAGGACACTCCGTATATTATCTTGACCGTACACTTGTTGCAGAAGATACTGTTCTTGGTGAAGACTCTTTGTCAAAATTTAACAATCAAGCTCTCATTGAAATGTATATGGAAGACTCTGGTGGTGGGTTTGCTGGAGAACGTGAACTCATGTCGCAATTTGGTTTGCAAAATCTAAGTGAAGCAACCTTCGTTGTAAGTAAGACAAAGTTCCAAGAGAAGACAAAGCAAATACAACTTGAGAGTGATACAGATTCACCGCAATCTGGTTCCATTGAACTAGAATCTGGTACGGTAACTGACAGCACAATATCTTATATACTAAACGAAACTGATGCAACTGATGCTGACAGGCCCTTTGAGGGTGATGCAATTTATCACCCAACACTAAAGAAATTGTTTCAGATTAATTTTGTAGATCACGATGACCCCTTTAACCAGCTAGATACTAATCCTGTTTACAAGATGCGTTGTCGATTGTTCGATTATTCTTCTGATGAATTTAGTACAGGTATTACTGAAATTGATGCAATCGCAGACGATCTATCAATTTCAAATTCTGATTTTCAGTTTACACTTGAAAGATCATCAATTATTGGTGATCCAATATCTCTTACTAATTCAGACATTGAACTTTCAAATGACATTACCCTTGACCAAACACAAATTAACGAAGACCCAGCTTCGTTTGGTGAAAGGTTAATACTTGAAAATGGTAGTTTCCTTATATCGGAAGAATATATAATTGGTGATGGTGTCACTGATAAAACTGCTCAGAACGAGTTGTTTGATGACTTAGATGATACTGTTCTGGACTTTAGTGAGTCAAATCCATTTGGTGATGCAGGAGGATTATAATGACTACAGGACAAGTTATTTCAGCTGAACAATCACTATATGCAAACTTGATTGCAGAAGCAATTCAGATTCACGGACACGATGTGTATTACCTTGACCGCACACTGGTTGCAGAAGATACAGTTCTGGGAGAGGATTCTTTGTCTAAGTTCAACACTCAGGCTCCTATAGAAATGTATATGGAAAATTCTGATGGTGGATATGCGGGTGAACGAGAAGTGATAACTCAGTTCGGTTTAGAAAATCTAAGTGAAGCAACTTTTGTAGTTAGTAAGGTAAGATTTCAAGAAAAGACAAAACAAATACAAATTGAAGATGGTACAGATTCAACATCATCTGGTTCAATTCTTTTAGAATCTGGGTCAATAGCAACATCTAAACTGGAAGGCGAAACATTTTATATTCTAAATGAAACGGATGCGACTGATGCAGATAGACCTTTAGAGGGTGACGCAATTTATCATCCACTACTTAAAAAATTATTTGAAATTAACTTTGTAGATCATGATGATCCTTTTCATCAACTTATGGTTCAGAAGCACTCGACACAGGTATTACAGATATTGATGCGATTGAAGATTCTCTCTCAATTGCAAGTTCGGATTACCAGTTTACTATTGAAGACGAAACAGGAAGTATTCTACTTGAAACTGGTGGTGATGAGTATCTTATACAGGAAGACTATATAGTAGGTGATGGAGTAACGGATAAGACAGCTCAAAATGAGTTGTTTGAAACATTGGATGATACGATACTGGACTTCAGTGAATCGAATCCATTTGGTGATGCAGGGAGCGCAGACTAATGCTAGGACAACAATTTTATCACGAAACAATACGCAACATCGTTGTTGGTTTCGGAACAATTTTTAATAATATTCAATTAGTTCGTAAGGATAACTCTGGTGTAATTCAACAGACAATGAAGGTTCCTTTGGCCTATGGTCCAAGGCAGAAATTTCTTGTGCGACTAAATGATGATGCAGACCTCAGTAAAGCAGCTGCGGTAACACTACCGCGTATTGGTTTTGAGATTACTGGTCTTACTTATGATCCTGGCCGAAAACTAAATCGTGTTCAGAAGTTTAAAAAAGTTAAAGGTGAGAGGGCAGACCAGCTGGACACGCAATATATGCCTGTTCCTTATAATATTGATTTTGAACTTTACATTCTTGCAAAACAATCTGATGATGCACTACAAATTGTTGAACAGATTCTTCCGTATTTTCAACCAGACTACACAATCACAATGAATGATAACGCGGATATGGGTGTTAAAAAAGATATTCCTGTCATTCTCAATAGTATTTCTTATGAGGATGATTATCAGGGAGACTTTACAACCCGCCGAGCTATTATTTACACAATGTCCTTCTCATGTAAGTTTTATCTCTATGGTCCTGTTACATCTAGTAAGGTTATCAAGACAGTACAGATTGATGCATACACTGATATGCCGGATCAAGCACCCAAACGTCAACAGAGACTTACTGTTACACCAGACCCAACGAGTGCTGATGCAGACGATGATTTTGGTTTCAATGAGGTTCATTCTTTCTTCGAAGATGCGAAGACTCACAATCCAGTGACGGGTGAAGATGAGTTATGCAGATGTTTCTTTGTCAGTAATTGATAATCTAATAAATTTAGAAGAAGAGTTACAAGTTTTAGAACGAGTTCGAAAATTCGCGTATGAAAGTAACGAAAATTATTTGGGATATAGAAAAATATCCGATAGTGGGTTGCCAATAGATGAGATAAGTAATTCTATGCAAGGTCATACTAATTTCGAAATTTTCACTGAAGATGAAAAGGTTAAGGCGGGGGAACTTTTCAATGAAATTCTAAAACCAATTATTGGATATGAACCAAATACTCAAGGTAGGTATGGGTATTACAAAGAACCAATTCATATACACAATGATGGTGAAAATTATCTAGGCGATGATTGGAAATCACACAACAGGACAGGACAAAAACCTCGGCCTGCAAACACAACAGTATTCTTTCCACTAAGATGTTACAAAGAAGATGGAAGTGCGGGAACAACTGAGACTGTATACTTTGATCAAAAAACTCCTTGGTCTGCAAAATCTGGAATTGATATTGAGAATGACGACGAAAAGTATTATAGAAAACATGGTGCAAAAGGATGGCAATTTGGTTATGATTATAGCGATTTAGTTGGATATACTGATCAACCTTTTGATTCTGAGATTTGGGAAAAACATTTGCAACACCATCCAATTGAGATGTTACATGGGTTTAGTTTTGCAGAATCTGTTCCTTGGAATATTGGTCAAGTTGTAATGTTTGAGACTTCAAGAATTCATTGTAGTTCTTATATGGAAGATTGTTTTGGTAAAGACTGTTTTCTTGTAAAGGTCAACACAAATTTGTGGGATTAGTATGAAAATACTCATACCATTCTCGGGCGGCATAAACTCAACATATTCTCTTTATCGTTGGTTAACTGAAACTGATGCAGAGGTAATTGCAATATATGCTTACGAAGAATTCGAGAGCACAGAGTATAACTTAGAACAGTCTAATAAACTTAAAGAAATTGTTCTTTTTCTAAAATCTGAAACTAGAGATTTTAATTTTCAACAGGTAAACTGGTCGAATAATTATATAGAAGAAGTTATTCCTATAAGACAGGGTTTTAAAGTAGGAACTTATAATCTTGGCACTATTCGTCCAAGATTTGAAACATATCCCATATGGATTCAAGAAACTAAAGTTGATGGAATATCAATTGGTATATCATTAGAAAATACTGCGACTTGTGGATACGATGTATTAAGGAAATACCCTGAGAGTGCTGGAGTTGATATATATTTAGCTGGTGTAAAAAAATTAATCCCAGTACCAATTGGTGATGATTTTGACTATGATGAAATTGCATCAACTATGATTGGAAGATTTGAACAGTACGAGTCCTTTCCAAAAGAATTACAAGATTTGTGTATTAGACGTAAGACCGAAAAGCGTCAAGGCCGAGAAGTTGCATATTGGCAAACATATGAAAAATTTATTGGTGAAGGTAAGACAGGAAGGGACTTTGATTTGTATTGTGCTAAACATGGTTGTTATGGTCCTTGGAGACATAAAGCTGACCCAGAAACCTATCGGTATAGGGGTCGAGACGAGGATGGAAAATTGCCTTACTTAATTTATGAATAGGTGGAAATAACTAATGTGTACTTTCAAAATAACTAATGACTCAACTGAATTGTTGATAGACCAATATTTGAAAGCTGGTGGACCAACACAATCAAGAACTATAGAACTTGACGGTATATACATAACCCATCACTTATTAAATATTACTGGTGAAATCACACCACAACCAATTTATTATGGTGGGAAATATTTTATGTTAATCGGTGAGTTTTATAATTACGATGATTCTTGGCCAAGTGATATTCATTTTGGTATCGAAAAATATAATGAATATGGTGATAAATTTACAGAACATTTGGATGGTGAATTTCTATTCATTGTTATTGATGAA